GTGGCTGTGGCTATGTCTACAGCACCAGTGCTTATATCGGCTGGTTGGAAATTTAACCCATAAAGTAAATCGGCGGCATCTATTCGTACAGAACCAGTAATAACGTCTGGTGGATCAAAACTTTCAATCTCCACCATAACAGCATTAGAAACTGTAGGTGAATTTGCCGTGTAAACAGGGGTCAGGCTGTATTTAACAATGCCTACGTCAGCTATTGACGCTCCTGCTATGGGTGCAAAACCTAGCATGCTAACCTAGTAAGTGCATAGAAAATACATCATAATATGAACCACCGCCATCGAATATGGCCGTTCCTGTTGAGACAACACCTGTTATTCTCATTTTTACAGCGTCATTTGCTGCTAAGTTTAGTATAACTTGAGCCGATTCCATATGCCATTGACCAGCGCCAGCTTCACGCACCTCAAGACCATGCCTTGCACTACCATTAACCATAAAAGCTATATCAAAACGACTATCTGTGTACCTATTTAAGAAGAAAGAAGTAAAATATCTTCCTGCCACTGGTGCTGTAAATGTATAATTACTTGAATTATAGTGTCCCCCAATATCAAAAAGCTCGTTATCAAACGGACAGTCAGCAGCACTTGATGTAGTCCAGTTATTTGCACTAACAGCAGCCGCAAATGATGGCTGATTAGGTATTGTCACATGGCCTGAACCGTTTACATTTAATAAGTTATCTGCACCATAAAAACCCAGACCTAATTGGTTTGAAGTTGATCCTGCACCACTATACTTAAATGCCATTTTTCCTAAGTTGTAACTACTATTAGCCCTACCAACATTGAGGCTAACAGAACCGCCAACACCAATAGACGGAGCTACATACTCAGCAATATCGTCAAACCCAGAGGTTATAGTGCTATTGCTTGAAACAGAAAGTAATCTGTTAGGCGAAGATGTACCAACACCAAATTTGCCTGTTGTAGTAAGGTCACCTGTCATGTTATCGCCAGTAGCATTGACGTATCTAGTATCGGCTGCTGCTTGGTTGAGTGCATCACCAACGCTGAACGTATTGTATGCAACAACTTCTATCTCATCACCTGCTGCTGCACCTGATGTAAGTGTTACTGCTGATCCGTTGCTTGTGTAGTCTACTGTTTCATCTAAGAGCAAGCCATTCATAAACACCTGTATAAATCCCTGTGTGTGGGATATAGTAAAGGCTGTCTGTCCTGCAGTAGCTGTGAATGTGGTACTGCTGTAGTTACCAGAACCTATGAGGTTAGCTACATCTCTTGCTCTTGTCATGTGTTCCTCCTAACCTATTAAATAGCCTGAAAACATTGTAGTGTGCCAGACGTTACCACCAACAAGATCAACGTTAGCTGAACCAGAGTCTAAATTACCTCCGTACATAGTAACAGTATCATTAGCACTTAAACTTAGTATTGTCGTACCTCCAAAGTTAACACGGTTTTGATCCCACTCCATTGACCTTGGATCAAACATAGATAAACCACTACTCGAATATCCCGGCGTAGAACCGTTTACTGGAAACGTATGATAACAAGCATCACCCATTGCAGTACCATTTAATGCCCAATGACCTGCAAATAAATAGCGGCCAGCAACAGGTGCAGTAAAAGTACCTGAACCATTAAAGTGACTACCGATGTTAAAAACTGACGTCCAAAGGTAGCCAGTAGAATGTACAGCCGCATTACCTGTTACGTTAGCTTGGGTAGACGTTAAGTATGCCTTAAACGCTGGCTGGGAAGGCGTTGTCACACGGCCATCTTTATCTATTCTAAACTTTTCGGTAGTTGCATGAGTAGGCGTACCGGTACTGTTTGTTTCTACAACAAATCCACCACCATATGCTGGTATATCTATAAAACCAATTCTGCCAAGTGTGTTAGAGTTAGCAGCTTCAGTACCAAATCTAACCATTGGCTGAGTACCACCACCCGAAGTGCTAGACTGCAAATCTAATAAATCTGATTTTGCCCCACCGATAGAAGCAGAAATCGTTAAAGGTTTATATGGTGTTGTAGTTCCTATACCTACTCTATTGTCAGCTACATCAACGTGAAATGTGTTAGTGTCTATTGTTAAGTCACCTGTCATAGTTGTTGTACTGCTATTAGTTACAGCACCACTGTGTGTAACAGCACCAGTAAACGTACCACCCGAAGCAGGTACATAGTCATTGTCTGGTATGTTTGACTCAAATGATACAATGTTAATAACATCATTGAGATTAGCTGCAGTTACTAGTGTGACTGTACCAGTGCCAGTTGTGGTGAAGTCACTATCATCCATGAGGATACCGTTTACGTATACCTCTATCTGTCCAACAGTAAAGGCTAATACCTTACCATCATCATCAGCACCAGTAAACGCTGTCTGACCCTGCGTAGCAGTATAGTCAAACTTAGTTCTGCCAAATGATCTTATGTCTTTAGGTTCAGTGCCGATGTATGACATTGATATTCCTTACTCTTCGGAAGCTTTTTTTACAACCTTTAGTTCAAACGCTTGTGCTACCTGTGCGTCTTCACCAACAGCTAATGCTACTGAGTTAGCATTGCAGTGTGATACAAGAGCAGCAATGATTTCATCCTTGGCTATCCTAGCTCTGTTAGTCAAAGCATTGTCAGCCCAGTCCTGTGGGGATGCTGCTGCATACTCAAGACACTTTAGTTCTGTGTCGGTTAGTGTTACTTTAATCTCTGCCATCT